CTAAGAACCTAGTCATCCTGGGTATCGTTAACAACGACCTCGTTCCCTTCGTCGACAAGCTCGAAGGTGTTACAGAAGGCCTGGTATCCGTCGAGGGACCAGGCATGCTGCGTTACCGCCAGCGTTCGGATCGCAAGCTGACGTACTGCGAGCTTCCGAAACGCGCCGTTGATCTCGGCGCTGAGTTTCTTCACTATCCGGAACGGCAAGTTGCGGATATCTTTGACCTTACCGGCTACGTCGCCGGTTGAACCAAGCAAGCAAGCATACACATGTACCGAAACATCGGTTATTACGTAGCTTCGCAAGCGTCCGTGATCATCCCCGCTGCCAAGCAGCTGTTGGGTGCAATCGGAGCTTCGAAGATCGAGCGCGAAGTCGCTGAGGCGTTCCGTCAAACGGGATACTCCGACCGCCGCTTCATGAAAGACTTCACTGAGATGGATCCGCTCCAGATCAGCAAGTCCGACCTGTTCAACGAAGCCAAGGGCGAGAACTACCGCAACATGCTGTGGATGATGTACACCATCAACGCAGCGAGCGGCTGGGGTGACCACCGCCCTACGAAGCTCAAGTACACCGAGAATCCGTTGATGACGCTCGATGAAATCCTAGCTGACTGCCTTCAAGATCATCTTGACAAGGCGCTTCAGGAGATCGGAGCCATGTGGCCTGAGAAGACCAACATGGAACTGTATCGTACGCATCTGGGCGCTCTGATTAAGCGCATCGCTCACATCGATGCGTATCGTTCGTTCATCGCTGACAAGCTTGAACGCTACATCGGCGATCTCACCTACCGCATGAAGATCGGCGAGATCTCGGCCAACAGCCTTGATCAGTTCGATCGCACGCTCCTGGTGCACACGATCTACAAGCAGACCCCTGATCTGCTCAAGTGGACGGACGAGAACGGGAACTCGCACACTCTCAACGTGCGCATCGACCAGAAGGATTCCGATCCTCTGATCGCTCCCGAAATCGCGCGCATCAAGAACGTCGTCAAACCTGGTCCGTGGATGCGCTACACCACGCTCGTCTCAAACGCTGACCAGCGTGAACTGATGTTCCTGCTGTCGCCCGTCGCGAATGAGCTTACCACGGTCACCGGCTACATGGTGCCGATCGGTCCGTTCTTCGAGACGCATCTCGATGTCGCCCATCGCATCCCCTGGGGCACGGCTGAGCAGTTCTCCGGCTTCATCGAGAACGTTCAGTTCCCGCAACCTCAGACCGCGGCGCAGCGAGGTTACGGTTTCCGTAACCCTGCCTTCCGACTGCAGGTCCTGCCTCCCAACCCGGACCCCAAGTCAGGCAAGCAGTACACTGAGCGGTGGTATCAGCCTGCCACTCCTTCGTTCGACTACCCGACGCTCGATATCATCAACGATTCCGACGCGCAGGGACAACCCGATCTGAAGTTCTCGTGGTATTCGCCCACTAAGCAGGTCATGGTTCACACCAGCGCTGGCGCCACAGTCAATACGATGCTACTCGACCTAGCTC